AACTACATCACAACCTTTGCTGGATAGATATTCAGCTAATAGTTGAGCCCTTCTGATGTTGTTGATTCTTCCTTGTTCGGTGTAATCTTTATTAATGGTCAATGCTCTTAAATCATCACCATCTACATGAAATACATCCTTTCTCCAATTTCTTTTCTCGGTTTGGAGTAATTCTACTAACTTTTTACCAAGTACAGTTTTTCCGTGTGCAGGTTGGCCTGTAAACCAATAGATATTACCTTTTGACATAACTTGATTTTAATTATTACTAATATACGAAAATAATTTGGATTATCCTAACTATTTTTCTTTTTTCCAACCACCACCGGCAGCCTTATATTTCTTTGCAGCCCAACCATTAGCATATGCAGATGGATAGACATCAAATTTCTTTTTTGCTTGTGATTTATAATAAGACCATTTTGATGGATTTGTTGGTACATTTTTTTCTACAAATAAATTAATCTTTTCTTCCAAAGATTTCACTTTTGCCGATTCATCAACTCCTTCATAGATAGATTTAAGATACTTAATGAAATCTTTATCATTACTCATCTTTTTAAATTCTCTATCCTTAAATACGTTCTTTACGAAATCTCTAACATCTTTTGAATCTTGTCTGATTTGGTCTATTGTAGACATCATACCCTCATATACTTTTTTATTGTTTTGAAGGTTTTTAAATAATATATTTTGTTTATCATCAATTGTTTTATACTTCTTTGGATTTTCATTAAAATCCTCAAGAGCATAATTTAACATCTTTATCCATGCAGTATCACTATGTTTTTTACGAAAATCAGATAACATCTTAAAAAACTTATTCTTATTTTTGTTAGCTTTTTTGTAAAAATACCAAACATTTACTCCAACTTCGTTTATTGATTCTAAAATAATAGAATTTAGCTTTACTTTTTTATTAAATCTAGAGCTGCGTACATCGTCAGTTACTTCTAACTCAACACCATACATTGCAGTTAATTTTACCTTTACTTTTTTACCATTATGTTCTGCTTCAAATTCTTTAAATGCATTTGCCTGTCGGCCATAATCCGTAATTTCATACTTTCCATCTTCTGTATCAAATATAGTACCGATGCTAATTTTATTAAGAACTCTTGCACCCATCATAGATATTTTAGAAGAAGATATTGTTTTACCTTCGTTTACTGATTCGTTAACTTTCTTTACGTGCTGAACAATCTTCTTAGCAAATGCAGGAGAAGTGATTTTAGCTATCTGAGTAATAGTTTCTCTTGGATTAGGTCTGATACTCTTTACACTACCTCCACCTTTCATATCAGGAAACTTACCATCCATTGAGTACCCATAATCTTTTATTGCAATAAGGTTACTACCTTTATCAAACATAAATTTGTAAGAACTTATTCTTGAACTATAAGAAATTCGTATAGTTACTTCAAATTCACCTTCTTTATTTTTCTTATCAGAACCGATAACCATTCCAAATGATTCACCAGTTTTGTTATTTCTACCTTTGATTGATGCTTCGTTTACTGATTCTAATATCTTAGAATTTTTTTCTATTGAAAGAATAACATTTTTTTCTCTTCTAATTGATATTCCTCTGAATGTAGATTTATTAAAATATTTATTCTGGCCACCTTCATAACTTTTCAATGAACGATGGTGTGCAAATACTCCACCTGGTAAGTTATATATAATAGTTCCTTTGGGTAATGTTACATTTGTATAATCACCGATTTGTACACCTTTAACATCTCTTTTTAATTCATACTTTCTTTTATCTAAACCATATGTACCACCACTCATAGTACCTGAATTTGGTCTGAATGTTGCTTCTTTTACTGATTCGTTAAATCTACGAGTTTGTTCAACAGAATCCCAATCAACACCATTAATTAAATCTTTCTCAGATTTAAAAAAAGGAGAATTTATCATTTTACCAGGTACAATATACCTTACATATCCTTGAAGATTTCTTGTTTTTTTAATTTTACCTTTTACTATTACTTGCCAAAAATTTCTACTACTTCCCTTTGGAACTTTAAATGAAATAATATTTCCATTCCCTTGTATGATTTTTAATTTTTGTTTATCTGAGATTTTTTTTAGATGAGTTTTAGAATCAATTCCATCTAATCCTTTTAATTGTTTTTCAGTAATTATTGATTCGTTTACTGAATCTTCATCCACCTTACCAACTATCTTCATACCGAATTGAGTTGAAATCTTTTTCTTACGCTTCTTATCTTTAGCACCACCATTAGAAAATGCACCAGGTACATTATACCCAGCTACATTGCCTGTTGCAGTTGCCTCATCCAATTCTTTTTCAACTTCTTGGATAAGTTCTTCTAAAAATTTATTAAGATTTTGTTCCATTGACATTTTTTATCTCCTTAATCAACTCATAAGACATCATTAAAGCTGAAACTTGTTCATCTGTAATTTTCTTACCGATTTTCTGTTTTTTCAAAACATTTATTGTTTCTCTCAACTTTATTTTTGTAATCTTATCTTTCATACCTTTATACATTGAATGTAAAGATGTGATTGTTTCAATTAACTGAGATTCAAAATATTCATTAAACTTTGATGTGTTAGTAACATTATTAATATACTCTCTTAATAATCCTTTTTGTGATTTATCTAAAGTAGTATATTTTTTGTTAAAAGTTTCAACAAGAATCTTATATGTCAACAATCTAAGGTCTTTTTCTTGTTTTTTGTATTCTTCAACTAATTTATCTTGTTTAGCATTTTTTGTAATTTGGGAATTCGATGAAATGTGCTCTACAATAGTTATTTTAGAATTAAATACATCTTTAACATCAAGAATATTATTCTTTTTACCTTCAAATAATTTATGAATTGATGCTAAAATTTTATAATTTGTTACGGGAGATGATAAAAAATTATTTATTTCAAAATTTTCTTTAATAGATTTAATAAGATTATATTTTTCTCGTTGAATTGTTTTATAATTTATTTTAGTATGTGCTTCTAAAATAGCATCAATAAACTTTTCAGCCTTTGATTCTGTATTATATTTTTCATTTATTAAAAGATTAAATAATCTAAGTTCTTTAGATAATTCTGTTCCTCTGCCATAGAATTCTTTAATTATTCCTTTAGCCTTTTCCTCACTACCATTTAGTATTTCCATGGTAATTTGTCGAGTTAAAAGCTCAAAAAGAAAACCAGTATTCTTAAATTTTGAGTGTTTTATTTTTTTCATCGTTATTTTTTCCTATTATGATATAGTAAATTTCCCTTATATAAATATAAAATTATATAAGATTAATTAATTTTCAGTATCTTTGAGGATATTCTCCTCATCTAACATACCTTTTAATTCATGTAAATATTTTCTTTTTGATGCAATACCATTAATATATTGTATAGCTTTTTCTTCAGAAGTTGTGTTTCTTTTAGCATCTTTTCTTTCTTTATCTCCTAAAGGGTCTCTCCCATATGGGTGTTTATCTTTTCCATATGTTCCACCTTCTTTCGGTCTACCACCTTTATCTTTTATTTCTTGTTTTAGTTTTTCAATTGATTCCTCAATATCATCTGGCTCTTCATCTTCTTGTGCAGGGTCATTACCCTCATCTTCAATAGAACGGAATCTATATCTATCTTTTAAATCATCTAACATCTGAACTCTTTGTTCATCGGATTCTCCATCTGATAATTTAAATACATTATCATATACCCAATCTTTAGATAACATATTAAGACCTTGTATATCTTGAGCTAATCTAATTTTTTCACTCCAAAGATTTAATTTTTCTTGTTCGTAAATAAAAGATGGATTTACTAATTGTAATTCAAAGTTTGTCATTTCTGAATCAGTAACTCCTTGTGCATATAAATGTACTATTGCAATTTTAGTTAATTCAGATACTACGGTTCTTTGTATTCTTTCTATTGTTCTTGCGAATCTAACATCTTCTGCAGCAAGAGTTGCTTTACCACCTACATTTTCTTCATATCCTAAATAAGCTTTTGGAATCTTTAGAGCTGCAAATAATTTGTTTTTTAGATAATCAATATCCTCAATACTTGCATATTCTAAACCAGCAAGATTTTCAATATTGGTTCCACTATCACCACCACGAACAGGTAGATAAAAATCTTCTGTTAGGTTTTGCATATTGTACTTTAAGTTGTAATCACCAGTATTTCTATCAACAAAAGGAACTTTCTTCATCTTGTTCATAATTCTTTGCATATAGTTATCTACTTCTGTTGGAGGTATGTTTCCTATATCTACTTTGAAAACTCTCTTTTCAGGTGCTCTCATAATTCTATGGATTAACATAGCATCTTCCATAAGAGATAGTTGTTTCCACAATCTTCGTCCATTCTCAATCATAGATTTACCATATGGTAACCAGTTTGTATCTGCTAATAATCTAAAGTGAGCAACTTCAAAGTTTTCGTATTGTTCTTTTCCATTTGGGTCTTCAGTAATTTTAAACTTTACTGAGTTTGGATTCGATGGGTCTGTTCTTTCTAATCTTTCTGTGTTGTAAACTGAATGAGGTGTAACGTTAACAATACCTTTACCTTCAGCGATTTCTAAACCTAAGAAGAAATCTCCATACTTACACATATTTCTTACCCATGGCCATAAGTTGAATTCAATATTAAGAACATCATAAAATAAGTTTCTTAATATTTCTTGTACTTGTTGATTATCAGATACAATTCCAAGAGTATCACCAAATTCATTTTTTAGTGTTGATTCATCTGCGTATATATCAAGAGCTGATGCTAATATTGGGTCATTATCCATTGCATCAAAATCTCTAAAAACTTCTCTACGAACTTGTTGGTATGCCATTGATTGAGCACCACCTGCTTGTTCATAGAAACCTTTTTGTAGTTTCGTGTACCTATCTCTTAAAGAAGATAAGTTAGTTTGTTGTCTCTCATCGGTATCAATTACTTTTCTCTTACCCTCCTTATCAACAGTAACAACTGCTTGAGTACGAAAGAGTTTCGTTAATCTACCAAAAAATGAAGTATCTGCCATTTTGTTCCTAATTTAAATTATAACCTTTATTTGTTTTTGTTTTACCATTTTCTACAAGACCAGTATCTTGCTTTGTGTCTTGGTCCTGGTGAATCACAATTGTGTCTAGCTCTAAATGCTTTTCTTGCATCAGGATTATTCTTTCGAATAGACATTGTTTTTTCTCCTGATTTCTTTGCTGAACTTCCTCCATGTCCAAAGTTTACTTTTACTACATTACCTTTGGGGTTTTTGACATATACTTTGAATTTCTTAGTATCACCTTGCATTGGTTTTCCAAGTTTAACTGTTCTACCTTGATACTCAGCTTCATTCATATCAGATTTGTATTCTTTCATGAATTCACAGAATTCTTTTATATCGTGATAATTTTCCACAGTATATTCTTCTGTGTGTATTTCTTCGTTAAGTAAATTTTTTAATGATATCATAGTTATTTCTCCTTATATTATAAATATATAGTTATTTAATTAACCAAGTTAAATCTTCATTACTATCCCCAACCCGCATTTTCCATGGGTTTTCATCCATAGAAGCATTACCACCAAATCCCATTCCAGCAACATCCAATTGATGTGCTCCAATTCCACCTAATGCCTGTTTTGTTAAATCAATTCCTTCTTGTCTTAATCTCAAAGCAGTATCTCTAACCCACAACGATATTGCAAGGGACATCGTTAAATCATCATTATAACCCCTCATTGCTTCTGCTCTATTACCATTCCATATAAATGTAAATAATTCATCTATTGTTCTTTGTGAACGAATTGTAACGGATTTTTCTCTAATGTATTGTTCTAATTTAGATATGATTAGAGGTCTTGTTTTAGATGTTGTACTAAAACCTGCAGTTAACCCTCTATCTTGTGCTCTGTATTTGTTTGTTAATTGATTCTCTACATCTACATACTTTAAATCTTTACTCATATAGAAAAGGTTTCCATATCCTCTATCAATTACTTGTTGAATTACTGCCCAACCAATATTTGCGTTCTCAACTACTAGTAATGCATTGTTATAATCGGTTGCAAGAGATACAAGAAAATTTCCAAAATCTTTTGTATCTAATTTACCTTTATATTCTGCAACTTGAGATGATTCTTCTATATCAATAACATGACATGCCGAGAAATCGGCAGCATCACCACGAGCAACATCGGCAACTACCATATAAGATTTCTGATAGTTTGGATATTCCCACTTCCAAAGATTTCCATCGAATCCAGTCTTTTCAACTGGTTCTTGGATAAATGATTCTTTATAGAACATAAGGAGTTGTGGGTCTATCACAGTATCACCCGAAGATACAAAATCACAATCACATTCTTGTGCTGCTCCTTTTGGTCCTAATAAAACTTCTTGTTCATCTCTCCAATCTTGGTCTCTTTCTGGATGTACACTCCAATGTAATCTAATAGTGTTAAAAGTATTTGTTTCTTCTTCTGCACCTACCCAAGTTTTGTGAAAAAAGTTTCCTACACCATTTGGAGTAGATAGGATAATTGCATTACCCCCAGTCGATAGTGTTGATTGTGCCGATACCCAAATATCTTCAATCTTATCAATAAATGCTGCCTCATCAAATACTAATAAAGATAATGCTTCAGAACGACCAGCATCACCAGCGGCTGAAGTTGCTTTTATCTGAGAACCATTCGAGTATCTTAAGGATAGTTTGTTATCCTCTACTGTATTTTGTTTTAACCATGATGGTAAATATTGATTCATTACACGAACCTTCGTTACAAGGTTCTTGGCAACTTCTTGTTTAGTTGCAATTACCAATACATTAAAATCTTGATTGAATAACATCTTCCAAAGTGAAAATCCCGCAGTTAAGGTTGAGATACCCGTTTGTCGAGATTTAAGAATGATGTTGTATCTGTGTTCTGCGAATTGGTCTAAAGTTCTTTCTTGAAACTGATATAAGTGAAAAGGAATTTTCCCCCTAACTGGATGTTGTATCATACAGTACTTCTTCATGAAGTATATAGGGTCTTGAGCACATTTCTGATACTCAAGTTTTATTATTTCTTTTAAACTTTGTTTAGCCATTCTATTTTTTTCCTAGTTTCCAATACATAGAACCACCAACAAATGGTTTATACTCACCAAGTTGATTTGATATACCAAGATTTAAACCATAGATGTTTAATTTCTTTGTTTTAAATAAAACATTACCACTAAGATTATTTAATCCATTGGTTTGGTCTATTCCTGTTCCGAATCCAATATAAAATTCATTTTTTGGTAACTCTTTTACTATTGTAGTATTATAAACTGTTGGAATTTTAAAGAACCAATCGATTTCTCTTGATTCAATTCTGTTTTGTGAAATAACATCAGTAAGAATACCAAATCCTAAATCTCCACTTGGTTTGTTACCTACTGAATCAGTAACTACATCAGGAAAATCATATGCTAAACTTAATGTATCTTTGACTGTTATCTTTGAAAAGTAATCTTTAATAATTGCAAGTGAATCTACATCAACTGGTATCTCTACTTCCTTAATTACTTCTTTTGTAATATACTTCGGTACATACTTTGTTACTTTAACTTCTTTTTCTACATATATCGTATCAGTTTTTGATTCTAATAACTCATATTGTTCTCCATCTACTTCTACAAGAGTCTTATCTCCATAATCTTCTCCACACCCTCTTAAAAATAAAATAATTCCTAATAAAAGAAGGATTACTACTTCCCTCCATCGTTTAATCAATAAACTAAATATAATGCTCATAATTTTTTTCCCTTAATTTATCAAAAGCTTCTTCTCTTTTGACTTCTAATTCTTTAATTTCGTTTTCGCCGTAATCAATAAGTTCTTGTATCTCGGCTTTAACTTCACTAATTGGTTTTGGTAACTTCCATGTTTCGGTAACCTTACCATCTGAACCTATCATTTCATATTCTTCTTTAAGTTCATCTATTGATTGTTTATATGAATCTAATTTAGCTTTTCCATACACAATCATCTTTGTCCAAACTTTATAATTTTGATATTCTTCCCATAAACCAGCAGTTCGTATTTGATGTTCTTTATCAATAGTACATTCCATACAAAATCCACCTCGTTGGATAAATTTTAAATCTTTATCGGTTTTCTTAATGGTTTTACATTCAGAATTTTTACAACTTGTTTTTTCTTGAAGGTAATTTCTAATTTCTTGAAAAGCTTCAGAGTTTTTTCCTGTCTTTAGGATGTATCCTTCTTTTTTCTCGTATCTATTATGCTCATCTTCCCAAACATCACCAACATTACGAGTTTCTTTTATTTTATCATACCCAATGGTAGTATTTTTATCATACTCACCAGTTTGTACCATATCTACCAACTTTCTACGAGTTGGGTGCATATACTTCTTCTTGAATTCTTTACCCATTTTTACATATTAGGTTATATTGTTACATATATAAATATATAAAAATAGAGAAACCGAAATTTTAAAAGAAAATACCTAGTATCTGATTTACGGATGCGAATGTACCTGTAAGTTTAAAAGTATTTCCTTTATATAAGAACACAATACCTTCATTCGGTACAATTTTTTTAGAACCACCGATAGATTTTAATCTACCAAGTTCTAATTTAAGTTTTTCTATCTTTTTTGGGTCACCTGATTTCTTAACATCTTTAATTGTCTTATCAATTCGTTTTTTCATATCACGAACTGCTCCATCAGCATTAACTGTTAGTGCAGATGAGGTAAACTCTAACACTTCTGCACCTAAACCTAAGAATATTTGTTCAAACTTCATTAAGTTCTTTTTACTAATCTTCTTTTGGTCTTCTTTATCTATTTTCTTAGCCCATTCTAATGTTTTTTCATCAGTAATGTTCTTTTTATCTAATCTAAACTTCTTATCCATGAATGCCCATCTCTTAACTAACCCCATTTTGGTTTTATTATCAAGTGATGATGGAGAATTCTTATCAACCCATTGTTCCCACCATGATTGGTGATAGTTTGCAACACCATCAGTATCTTTTAAACTAAACTCACTCTGCAATTTGGATATCATTGATGAGTATTTACTACGTTTAGTAGATAAATCTTGTGATTTTGGTAATTTTACAATAGGAGGTCCTTGAATAGTGTAATTATCTTGTACATCTTTGTTAACTTGTTTAATCATACCAGCTAATATTCTAGCCGCATCACCATTCTCTCCAATTGCAACACCATCCATGTTGAATTCCATAGTACCATGGAACACAAGTAATGCTTGACCATAAGGAATAACGTTTACTGATGTTGGATATATCACTTCAAGGTTCATAAAACACGCACCTTGTTTAAAAATCTTATCTCTTTGTTTATCTGAAAGGGATTTGATAGCATTCGATAAGTCTTTCATTGCATAATTGTAAGCATCACTCAATCCACCTCTACCTTGGAACTTATCTGATACACCTTTGATATCTAAAGCGTTCTCACCTTTGTTTTTAAGGTGTCCTTTGTTTCTTG